ACCCGCCTGTGTCCGTTCTCGGGTGGCGGGACGCGTGTTCTCGGTGTGTGAGAACGTGGTTCTCGGTCACGAACACATGTTCGGGTACGTGCGTTCGAACACAGACCGAACACATGTTCGGGGGGGTACGGGGGGGGGTGGGGGACTCGACAGCCGAGACTTGTTGAGGGGACCCCATAGATCCTGGTCGTCGGATCTTTCGGCAGCTTCTAGGGGGGTGGGGGTGTTCGTGTCGGGAACCCACTTTGTGCGCTTGTGAAAGCGCACCCGTTACCCCAAAGGTCCTGGTGGGACGTGTCGCCTCGCGACTTCGTCACTCGGCGTGTGTTCGAGACTACAAGACAAGGGAAATGGTGGCCGCGATCCCGCGGCCACCATTTCAAGGTAGAGGAGAGGCCGCGTCGTAGCCGCCGCGGCTCTCCGTCAGGTAAGACGGGCGAAGCGAGAGCTTGTTCTCCGTAAGACTCGCTTCGCTCGTCTTACTCTTGTTGTGTCCCAACGGAAATTTCAGACATTGTCCTGGTCAGATACCATTTCTGGCCATTCTGGCGCCTGGAACGTACACAGAACTGTAATACGACGGTCCAGGGGGGACCCTCCGACGAGTATGGTGGACACCAACCCCAGGGAGTGGACATGGGACGACGCAGGCCACTGGACGGGCTCAGCCCCGACCAGTCGAAGTTCTTGGACTGGCTGATCGAGCCGTCCCAGACCAGGCTTCCGAAGACCCAGACGGAGTTCGCTCGTGAGATCCATGCGAACGAACGGACCCTGCGGGACTGGAAGAAGCTGCCCGAGTTCCGTGAGGCGTGGGATCGGAGGCTGGCGGACATCAACGTCAGCCCCGATCGCATCCAGGACGTGATCAACTCGGTGTGGTCCCATGCGTGCCGTGGGAACATGAAGGCCGCTGAGTTGTACCTCAAGTACATCGACCGCTTCCGTGACGTCCGTGAGGTCATCACGACCACGTCGGTCGAGGAGATGGACGACGACGAGCTGGAGGAGGCGTACCAGGGGTTCATTTCCCAGGTCGTTGAGGACCGCGAGGCCGCGGAGGCGGCCACCAGGGACACCGAGGACTGATCGGATGCCAATGGCACCGAAGAACATGCGGAGCATGTGACATGGCGTCCTTCCAGGACGTCAAGTACGAGCGGCTCAAGCGCCGTTACCGTGGCGGTGACGACGTCCAGTCCCGTCTGGACGGGTTCACGGCGTTCTGTGCGGACCAGATCAAGATCCGTCACCCCGAGAAGGGGCTGATTCCACTCGTTCTGCGGGATCCGCAGATCGAGACGGCCCAGGCATACCTGGAACACAAGCAGAACATCATTCTGAAGGCCCGTCAGATCGGTTTCACGACCCTGACGATGGTGTTCTCGATGTGGGAAGCCATCTTCCGCGACTACTACAGCTTCATCAACCTGTCGAAGCGCGAGGTCGACGCCATTGCCGCTCTCAGCATGGCCGATCTGGCTTGGGACCACATTGACCCGCGTCTCAAGGAGCGGCTCCCCCGCCGTGTGACCGACAACCAGAAGGTCATCTCGTGGGACAACGGCTCCTACATGGAGTCTCACGCCTCCAGCAACAACCCCGCACGTTCACGGACCGTGTCGCGCATCGTTCTGGACGAGTACGGGTTCATGCCCGACGCCGAGGAGGCGTGGTCCGCCATCGAGCCGACGTTCGACGTCGGCGGTAGCGTCATCATCCTCAGTACGGCCAACGGCATGGGCAACGACTACCACTCGAAGTGGATGAAGGCGTACAACGAGCACCAGGGCGGGTTCCATCCGATCTTCTACCCGTGGAACGCGCTCCCCGAGCGCGACGAGACGTGGTACGACCAGAAGAAGCTGGAGCTGGAGGAGTGGCAGCTCCACCAGGAGTACCCCTCCACCCCCGAGGAAGCCTTCATCAAGTCTGGTAACCCCGTGTTCAACGTGGAGAAGCTGCTGGCGATCGTCCCCGAGGACCCGTGGCGCGGGAACCTGGTGAACCGTGACCCGCTGACGGGGCTGGACCGCCCCGACCAGTGGCGAGGCGTGTCCGTGGAGCACGAGCCCGAGCGCGGGTTCCTGAGGGTGTACCAGTGGCCCCAGCCGTACGTGTCGTACGTTGTCGGGGCCGACGTCGCCCAGGGGTACGACTACGGCGATTTCAGCTCTGCCCACGTGATCCGCACCGACACGCTCCAGGTCGTGGCCCACTGGCACGGACACATCGACCCCGACCTGTTCGGGATGGAAACGTGTCGTCTGGCGGCCTTCTACAACATGGCGTTCCTGGGCACCGAGGTGAACAACCATGGCCTGACGACCGTCAAGGCCCAGCAGCGGTTCAACTATCCACACCTGTTTGCACGGGTCCTCCAGACCAACAAGTTCGGTGACGTGGTGACGTCCGAGATCGGGTTCTTCACGTCGGCGGTCACCAAGCCGCGCATCATCGACGAGCTGGCGGCCAGCATCCGCACGGGCGCCCTGGGCCTGTGGGACAAGCAGACGATCACCGAGCTGACCCAGTACGTGCGGGACCCCAAGGGCAAGATGATGGGCTCGCCGTTCGATGACCGTGTCATGTCTCTGGCGATCGCCCACATGCTGCTGGCACACGCCCTGCCCGCCCAGCAGCGCGAGGAGCCCGAACCCGACGAGTGGACGATGGCCTGGTGGTCCGACCAGGCCACCAAGGATGTGAAGCCCGCAGCCCGTCCGATCGGGTTCCACAACGTGCGGGACCGCTCTCGCGCTTTCCGTTGACGGTACGACCCGCCTGTACAGCGATGAACATGGACCACGACTCAGGCAACCACGCCCTGTGCGACCCTGACGTGTGCTTCGCCGCGAAGTGCGCCTACTGGCGCACCCAGGGCGTCCCGCTCCAGTTCACGTACGGTCGCCAGCAGTTTCACGGGCCGACGATCAGGGAGCGGCTTGCCGAGACGCGCTCCGAGTACAAGCGCCGCAACGGAGTAGACCCTGTGCCCCTGTCGGAGTTCGAGTAATGGCCCAGCTCTCCAAGAAGGACCTGTTGCGGCGGTACCGCCTGCGCGTCGACCTGAGTCGGCGCTGGCGGGAGAAGGAGGGGTACGACGCGCTGTGGAAGCGCATGATCGACATGTACCGCGGTCGGGACTTCGACAACCTGTCGAAACACGACCAGATCGCTGTCAACATCGCCAAGGCGACCGTGGACGTCATCGCCCCGTCCGTGGCCGTGAACGACCCGAAGCTGACGGTGACCGCCCGCACCGAAGACAAGGCACCATACGCCGTCATCGCCGAGTGCGTCATGGACTACTGGTTCACGGCGGAGCACATGAACGTGGCCCCCGAGATCCGCCTGGCCGTGAACGACTCGATCGTGATCGGCCACGGGTGGGTGAAGAACGGATGGCGCTACTCGGAGCACGAGCGCCCAGCGACCATCGACGAGATGGACGCGGCGTTCGCCGAGCAGGCGGCCCTGCACGACGCCTATGCCCAGGAGAACCCCGAGCTGGCCGCCCAGCTCCCCACCGACGACGAGATCTACCAGGCGCTGCCCACGACGGTTCCCGAGGTGGACGTGGACCAGTCGTTCTGCGAGCACGTGTCCCCGTTCGACGTGTACGTGGACCCCGACGGCACCTCGCCCCGCAACATTCGCTGGATCGCTCAGAAGATCCAGATGCCAATCGAGGACGCCAAGAACAACGAGAACTGGTCACCTGCCGCCCGCAAGCACCTTGCGGGCGAGCTGGGCTACCCTGACAAGTGGATCGGCGATTCTCGTGAGAAGGACAACGCCGACGTCCATCGGGTCACGATCTGGGAGTTCTACGACCTGCACAACGGCACGTTCTGCGTGTTCTCGGAGGGCGGCGAGGACTTCCTGCTCGATCCCCAGGAGTTGCCGTATGCCTTCGGCAACCCGTTCGAGATGTTGCGGAACTACGAGGTGCCTGGCCACTTCTACCCGATGGGTGACCTGGAGGCCATCGAGCCGCTCCAGAAGGAGCTGAACAAGACCCGTTCCCAGCTCATACAGATGCGCGCCCAGTTCATCCGCAAGACGTTCTACCGCGAGGAGGCTTTGGGGAAGAACGGCCGCAAGGCCCTGGAGTCCCAGGACGAGAACTGGGTTCCCGTGGCCCCTGGCCAGTGGCAACTGAGCGACATCGCCCAGCCCGCCCCCGTCTACTCGCCTGCCCCCGAGCTGTTCAACTACTCGGGTGAAATCATCCAGAACATCGACACGGTCACGGCCACATCCGAGTACGACCGTGGCGGCGCCACGTCGGAGATCCGTCGGACGGCGACCGAGGCCAGCATCATCCAGGACCGCTCCAACTCCCGCGCTGCGGACCGCCTGGCCCGCGTCGAGAAGTTCATTGGAGCTGTGGGCGGGAAGATGCTGTGCCTGGCCCGTCAGTTCATGTCGACCGAGCAGGTGGTGCGCGTTGCGGGTCGCAACGCCGCCATGCTGTGGGTACCGTACGACCAGTCGACGTTCGACTTCGACGCCGACGTCCAGGTCGAGGGCGGATCGACCCGCCCGAAGAACGAGCTGTGGCGCATGAACCAGGCCCAGAACCTGGTGGGGTCAATGGCCCCGTTCGTGGAGATGGGTATCGTGAACCCCGTCGAGGTGGCACGTTTCGCCCTGGAGTCGTTCGGTGTGAAGAACCCCGACCAGTTCCTGGCCCAGCCGCAGACTCCCGCGATCGACCCGAATACGGGCCAGCCCGTGGAGCCCGTCACGCCCGAGGGTGCCCCTGGGGCTTCGCCTGCTGACATCGCACCGCCCGAACCGCCCCCCGACGCCGCGGCTGCGATCGCTGGCGTCCCGCCCCAGATCCTGGCCCAGCTCGCTGGCCAGATCGGACTGAACGCTTGAGGTACACATGGCTCTGAACGCCTACGAGCAGGTTGAGGCTATCGAGTCCGTCCTGTTCGATCTGATCGACCCGAACAACGACGACGCTCTGGATGCGATCCGCGAGAAGCTGGACGCTGGCTGGGGCCTGTTGGACATCTTCCAGGTGGTCAACGACTACAAGGCTGGCACCCTGGGTGCCGCCAGCGCGTTG